TGACAAGCACAGGAAGATTATCATCTAGAAACCCTAACTTCCAAAATATGCCTAGAGGTAATACTTTTCCTGTTAGAGAATGTATCACTTCACGATTTAAAGGTGGGAAGATACTAGAGGGTGATTATTCTCAATTAGAATTTAGAGTAGCGGGATTTTTAGCGGATGACAAACAAGTGCTTAAAGATGTTAAAAATGAGGTTGATGTTCATAGTTATACAGCTAGAATACTAGGTGTATCTAGACAAAAAGCTAAGTCGGATACCTTTAAGCCTCTTTATGGGGGTATTTTAGGTACTCCAAAACAGATGCAGTATTATAGAGCATTTAAAAACAAGTATTCTGGTATTACAAGATGGCATAGAGAACTACAAAATGAGGCACTTATGTCAAATAAGATAAAATTACCGAGTGGAAGACAGTATTTCTTTCCAAATGTTGAAAGGTTACGAAGTGGTAGTGTGACAAATTCTACTGCTATAAAGAATTATCCTGTACAAGGCTTTGCTACAGCAGATTTATTGCCTATTGCATTAATTAATTTAAAAAACTTGTTGACAAAAAGAAATTTAAAGACTATTATATGCAACACAGTACATGATAGTATCGTTTTGGATGTGTATCCAGACGAAGAACAACAAGCTATCACAACTTTAAAGGAGGCTATGATGTCTTTATCAAATGAGTGTGAAGAAAGATATGGCTTTAAATATACAATGCCAGTAGGAATTGAGTTAAAACTTGGTAATGACTGGTTAAACATGAAGGAGGTTTATAAATCCAATGGTTGAAAATGGTACAGACAATAATGCTTTAGCGGTTCCAACTGACTTTAATACATTAAGTGATACGGAGTTAATGAAGCTAACAGGACAAACGGATAATGGTGGTGGACAAGGTTCAGTGCTAAGTCGTTTATCAATTAACTATCAAACAGAAGATGACAATGACAAGCCGTTACCACGAGGTCATTTTGTTCTTCCTATTGATGGTGACAATGTGTATGCGAAAGAGGTTACTTTTAGACCTTTTCTTCGCTTATATGCATACAGTTATTGGGATAATAGTGAAGAGGAATTTACATCAAGTGTGCAAATGCCATCACTAGGAGACCAATTTGCCGATTCTAGGGGTACTTATAAGTGCGGAAAATTATCTAGGGAGGAATTTGAAAAACTACCAGAAAATGACCCACAGAGAGTTATCCAAAGTTCGATAAAATGTAATCAAGTTATTTACGGTGTAGCAACTCTTACAGGTAAACTATCTGATGAGAAAGATGTAAATGTTAAGGAAGTTCCATGTGTGCTATATGCTAAAGGTACAAATTATTTACCTTTTAGTAGTGCATTATCTGGTTTAGCAAAACAGAAAAAGCCAATGATAAGAACTAATCTTATGCTATCTACGAAAAAACAAAAATCGGGTGGAAACACTTATTTTTCTATTAGTATTAAGACAGGTTCTTCAGTTGATTTATCTGAAACAGATAAGGAATTACTTAAGGAATTTATGGTAGCTATAAAATCCGTAAACGAAAGTGTCATGGAGAAGCATCGTAATGCTATTAAAAGTAAAACAAAAGATGGCGACCACTCCCTAGCTATCGAGTTAGACCAAGAATAGCATATGTTATCTACTCTAATAGAGAGTTTTCTCTATGATGCGGTTCGGGGGAAGGCAAAACTTTCCCCCGAAACTATAGAAGAATTTAAAGAAGCTTGTGGTAAAGCTTTAGAAAAACAATTTAATGAAGCAATTGAATGGAGAATGAGGATGTCGGGGTTAGGTAAACCTCTATGTCAACAACAATTAGAAAAAAAAGGTAAAGAAAAAGAATTACAGTACAATACAATAATTAAGTTTTTAATGGGTGATTTACTTGAAGCAGTTGCTATAGCTGTTATGAGAGGTGCAGGTATAGAACTTGAAAAAATACAAGAACCTGTAAAATTAAAAATAGGAAACACCGAGTTGGGTGGTACTTATGATGTTAAAATAGATGGTAAAGTCTGGGATATAAAATCCGCTAGTCCATCTAGTTTTATGAGTAAATTTGGTGAATTTGGAAGTTATACTAAAATAAAGGGTGATGACCCATTTGGGTACATTATGCAAGGTCATTTATATGGTGAAGCTGACAATGTTCCTTTTGGTGGTTGGATAGCCATAAATAAAGTTACTGGAGAATTTGCTGTATGTGAGGCACCTGTAAATCAAGAAGAAGACAGAAAAGAAGTATTACAAACAGCTAATGAAAATATTAAAGCTTTAGAATCTAATAAAAAATTTGAAAAATTATTTCATGAAATACCAGAAACTTATGTTCCTAAATCTGGTAAACAAAAAGGTATCAGAATAGAAACAGGAAATACTATACTAGAAAGTATATGTGGTTACTGTGATTTTAGAAAACATTGTTGGCCTAAAGCAGTATTGCATGAAAAAGTAACATCAAAAGCTAAATCAAAGCCTATGGTGTGGTATAATAAATTAAAAAATACAGAGGTAAAAAACATATGAACATACTTTGGTTATCTCATCCTTTCAGAAAAGATGATATTACATCTAACAGGGATGCTGTTTGGGTCTATACTGACAATGAATTACAGGAAGGTGGGGGTGAAATGAGAGAATTTATGAGAGGAAATGAAAATTGTCACCCACTTATAACAAGAGAAACAATAGGTAAGGACGGCTATTTTAGAGAGGATAACATAGCTAGAAAATCAAGAATGATAGATAATTACTTTAGTGCTTTACATATACGAATAAAACAAGGTAAATTAGCTATCTTACCTACCATAGAAATAAATGAGGCTATGATTGAAATGGAAAAACACGCCCCTATACTAGGAGATATTTTTTCTAATAATATCAAGAAAACAAATAAATTTAAAATGACAACGCTTATATGAGAAGAAAAGGATTTCGCTCTGAATTTGAGAGGGGAGTTGCCTTATTTTTAATTAAGAATAGTATAAAATACGAATATGAGCTACAATATCTTGAGTATCAACCTAAAATTAAGAGATATACTCCTGATTTTTATTTACCTAAACAGAATATATTTATTGAAGCAAAAGGTTTTTTTGATTTAGCAGATAGACAAAAACACTTGCTAGTTAGAGAACAGAATCCAGATTTTGATATACGATTTTTGTTTGTAAATGCTAAAAATAAACTTAACAAGTCCAGTAAAACTACTTATGGTCAATGGTGTGACAAAAATAAAATACTTTGGGCGGAAAAAAGGATACCTAAAGAATGGTTGATATAAATAGACTTATAGACGAAACAGAAAAGTTATCACTACTACCCGATAGACTTTATTTAATTTTAAAACCTGTAGATGATGGTAAAGGGGGTCTTGATATGATGGCATATGATACAACAAACCCTAAAGAGCCTATTAGCCCTGCTTTTTATGTGTTGAAAGGTATAATCGAAATGATGAACACTGATTTAGATAGGCTTGTTTCTTTAGGTCAAATGGCTATTATGGATAAAATAGTAGATATACAAAGTAATGGAGATACACCTACAACAGAAATAGTAGATGATGAAAGTATAGAATTAGTTAACATAGGAAAAAAACATTGAGTAAAATAGAACAAAATAATGGAAAGACACTAAAAGAATTAAAATCACATGATTTTTCTATAACTAAATTTAAGAAAGATTTAAAGTATGGAAAGAAACATGAAAAACTTGTGATAAAATCACGGGAGAATTATGAGTTGAAAACAGACCGATTGTCACATAAAACAGGGAATGTATTTGTTGAGTTTATGTCCAGAGGAAAGGAAAGTGGTGTAAAGACTAGCAAAGCTGACATTTGGATATTTAGGATTGTGGACAAAAAAGATAAACATATGTTTTCTATTGAGATTCCTCTTGACAGATTGCGAAAAAAGGTGTATAATAGATATACTATTGTCTCTGGTGGTGATAAATTAACTTCTAGAGGCTATTTAGTACCTATAATTGATTTAATTGCTTTATGAATATAGAATTTTGGCATTGGTGGATACTAACTATGGTTACAATAAATACTATTATAAATTCTATAGTTTTTATTGTAGGTAGAAAATTTAAAAAAGTAAAGAAAAAATGAAATTAACAAAAGAATTTTTAGAAGAAGCCAGTAAGTTAATTGGTGGGGATAGACAAAAAGATTATGGTGATAAGGTACAAAATCACACAAATATAGCGAAATTGTGGTCTGCATACTTAGATATAAAAGTTACAGCAGAAAATGTTGCTATAATGATGGGTTTATTGAAGGTAGCACGCACTAAATTAGGGGCTACGAGTAAGGATACATATATAGATATGGCTGCTTATAGTGCTATAGCAGGTGAAATACGATTTAAAGATGAAAAAAAGAATAGTTAAAATACAAAAATTAAATGATATTGACCAAGATGATTGGAAAATAACATTTGAAGATGAAACACACATTAATAAAAAACATGAGCAATTTTTTGAGTTAGTTGAAATAGGGCTTAATGTGATAACAAATAGGGAGATAAAAATGAGTGAAAGGCCAAAAGCAGAAGAAACATCGGCAATATTTGAAACAGATGAAGAGGTAAGAAAGAATGAAAAGAAAAAAGTAAGAGAATTTAGAGAGGATGTTAAGAATTTGAGTTTTTCACAATTTAATAAAAAATATCCATCTAGAGATTTGGGAGATACCAACAAATGATACATGGCAGCCTCAAGTACATTAGCTAGTTTTGAATTAAAACTAACTACCGAAGGATTAATAATCCTAGAAAAAAAAATAGCCCCTGCAAACGAATTTACAGAGGCTATGGATAAATGGAACCCATCTTATGAAAATACTCCAGTAATAGAATCTATGATAAAATACTCTGATGAAGTATTTACTGTTATGTTACAGGATATACAAAAAATGACTTACTAGTTTACACCTAAAATTTAGTAAAAAATTTAGTTGGATAATGGGTTATTTGATTCTAGTTTAATTTCTTCAATTTGAGAATCTTGTAATTCATTTTCTTTTAAAGCTATTGCAACTTGTTTGGATAATTCAGATATTACACTTTCAAGTGATTTAATAGTCTGACGAATTGGTGCTAAAATAGGGTCTATAATAAGAGGTTCAGGTATATCAAGCATAGCTATTTGTTCTTTTACTTTGCCTATTTCTTTAAATACAGCAGTTAAATCAACAGGTTGTATTTTATCATCAACTTTTTTAATTCTGTCTATTAAATCTACCTTATATTCATTAGCATATAATAATACTTCATCAAATTGTTTTTCTAATTCTTTATCTTTACTTTTTAATGGTTGTAAGTTAACAGGAGGCTCATTTTCTAATGCAGAAAGGCGTGTGTTAAACTCACCCCATGCATAAAAACCTCCACCAATAGCCCCAATAACTCCGACTAGTGCCGCATAGGTACTAAGTTTTTCAATTATTTTCATTCTTCATAGCCTCCAATTCTAATTTTAATTTATTAGTTTTTTGTTTTGCTTTTAGTAGTTGTACTCTATGTACTTCTACTGGGTCGTTTTGTGAATAACTTGCAAGAGTTATATCACTATAAATTTCTTTATCATAGACACCTAAATCTATTTGGTTATTAAATAAGTCTAAACCTTGGTCAGTATATATATCTTTTGATTTATAAAACTGTATTTTATTATAGGCATCTAATGTATTATTCTTAAAAAATAAATCCTCTTTTGATAAGTTTTGAGTTGTTTCTTTTGTAACTTTAGCTATTTGTTTAGCTATC